AGAAGCAATTGCCGAAATGGGTAAGGTAAAGGAATTGGCACATGATTTTGAAGATGCAAATCAAAGTCTGGATAAGCTAAATTGGAAGATTGGAATGGGTTTGGGACTAAATGAAACAGACCAGGAAGACTATGCCAACGCGATTGACCAGATGATTAAAGGAGCGCTTGGAATCATACAGCAGTCCCAGTATACGGCCCAGATCAGTGTACAGGCGCTGTTTGGAACTGAAAGCAGTGCGGGCAACAATCTAATTGAGGGATTTAATGAAATGTATGTCTCCATCAACGGTGAAGTGGAGGCACTGGGAAAACAGCTCGGTGAAGCATACAGAACGGCGATGGAAGACGGAATCGTCGATATGGATGAAGCCAAAACTATCCAGGAATTGCAGCAGAAACTTGCAGCAGTCACCCAGCAGGTCTCACAGGCACAGACGCAAGGAAAACTGAACCGGATTACAGCGCAGAATGCAGGAAAAGATTTGGATGCGGAGACGTTCAAAAATGTCCAGGCACAAATTCAAGAGGTACTTGCAGAAGAGAAAGTTAATCAGGAACAGGCAGCAGATTGGGCTTATTCAGCACTTGAAATGCAGATGCAGAGAGGAGAAGTTTCTCTGCCGGAGTACGAACAAAAGAAACTGGATATCGGCAACCAACTTAATCAACAGAATATGATGTCCAGTCTGCAAGGAGTTAACTGGTCCACGGAGTCGATTACAAAAGCGTATTCGGATGTGATGACACAGTATGTACCGGAAATTCAAGCCAATTTTAACAAAGGAATGCAGGATTCTCTGGAAAAAGCCCGTGAAGGTAATATGTGGCTTGCGCTGGACCCGGAAGTGATGAAGAAAAGCCTGGGATTGAAAGAAATTGACAAGGCCACAAGAGACGGTATCGCAGAGCTGTGGAAAGGCATGCAGCCGGCGTATGATCAACTCCAGGCAGAGGCACAGAAATACAAAGAGGCAGGAGAAAAAATTCCGCAGTCAGTGATCGAGGGGCTGAATAATGCGGAAACAATAGGTATGCTTGCTGGCGATACGAATGTGATATCGCGTCTAATGGGAGGCTCAATTGCAGGAAATCCACAATTCAAAGCCCTTTTAGAAGATGCACGGGGAAATGGAGCTGAAATTCCGGACAAGATTGCGGAAGGAATTAATCGGAGTGAAGAAACAGCAACAGAGGCAGTGAACCGGCTTGGGAATGTGACACAGGAAGAACTTGACCGTGTGTTTGGTGAACTGTCCGTTGATGGTATCGTGAGTATCAATTTGCAGAGAAACGCTCTCATATCACAAAGTCCTTCGAAGCCGAACAGAGCGGCCGGAAAGAATTCGGCTCATTACGCTGAAGGAGGGTTAATCAACAGCCCGACGCTTTCCTGGTTTGCGGAGGAAAGCCCGGAAATGGCAATTCCGTTAGATGGATCGGCCAGATCACTGCAGTTGTGGCAGGAAACGGGAGAGATGCTGGGAGCTTACGAGAATTATAATGCAAACAATTATGACCGGATGGCTGAAAACCTGACAGCCGGAACCGTGACGGAAAATAACAGTTCTTCTTTTGCTCCGGTATTTAGTCCTCAAATATTTCTTACCAGGGAGAACGGAACTGAGCGAGAAGAAGTATTAGATGGGTTGAATGAAGGATATGAACGCTTCAAGGAATGGATGGAAAGATATAGAAATGAACAACGCAGGGTAGCATTTTAAAACGGAACGGGAGAGGATTTCTCCCCTCCCGTCAGATGCGAAGCTGTGATTTTATTGCCTCCTGCAATACCTGCGAGAAGTTGATATTGTGTTCCAGTGCGACGGCGTTCAGCCAAGCTGGAAGCGTTACAGTGCGGTTGACAGAACGATTCATCTGCGCCATCCGGACAGACGGCATATAGACGTCGATCAGAACCGCCCGCTCATTTTCCTGGGTCTCAACTTTGGATAGAGGAGTGGGGGACGGGATTTCTTCCCCATCATCTTCCATACCGTTGAGTACGCATCCAAGAAGTTCCCGCGCAGACAGCAGAGCATCATCCTCATTCGTTCCACTGGTAGCACAGCCGAGATCAGGAAAAGTTACAGCAATTTCCTGATCTGGTTCATAGGTGAAGACGGCAGGATAGAAATAACGTTCTACTTTTTTCATGGCAATACCTCCTTTGATTTTTGTCAGGAGAGGCCGGGGCTATCTAAATCTTAGCCCCGACTGGTTTTCAATGCTGTCAAGCGTTTTCCGAGGGATGTCTTTGTCAGGATGCTTCACAGTGGTGCGCCCCGTTTTGACTGGATGTTTGTATTGGTGGTGGCTTCCCACCACATTTACTTCATACCAGCCATCCGCTTTCAGTGCTTTGATAACCTCTCTTGATGAGTAACTTTTCATGTGCTGTTCCCTCCTGACAATATTAATATAACACATATAAAAGTATTTGTCAACAAAAATAACAAATATTTTTATATGTGTATCTAAAGCAAGGTGGTGATCTGTTTGAATACAATTTATCGGACGATCCAGGGTGACACCTGGGATATGATTGCAAAAAAAGTATATGGAGCCGAAAAGCATCTGGACTACTTGATGGCAAACAATTTTCCTCTATTGGATTATTTTATTTTTCCGGCAGGAATAGCGGTCAATATACCAGAGCTTCCAGCGGACATCCCGGATGATCTGCCACCGTGGAGGAAAGGAGCAGTCATATGAGTGCAGCAAGAAGAAAGAATGTCCAGATAGTTTACAACGGAGTAGATGTGCAGCAGGCTCTTGATGAATATTTGGAAAAATTTTTGTACACGGATTCTGTTGATGAGTCAGATGCCATTTCTATGTCCGTGATAGACAGGGACCTGAAGTGGTCACATTCCTGGATTCCGCGGAAAGGGGATATCATCATACCGTCTATTGTGCTTGAAAACTGGAATTACAGTGGAGAGAAGATGACGTTTTTATGTGGGTCTTTTGTAGTGGATGATTTTGGTTTCTCAGGCCCACCGGTAGAAGGAAGCATCAATGGGGTATCTGCTCCAGTGAATTCCAGTTTTAAGGAGTCGGAAAACACTAAGACATGGGCGCAGGCCACCTTGCAGCTGATCGCTGCGGAGATTGCTGGAAAATATGGACTTGCTCTGGTATATGAGGTATCCAAAGAAATCCAAATATCAAAGACAGAGCAGAGTGGGCAGACGGATAGTACATTTTTGAAAAATCTGTGTGAAAAGTATGGCCTGGGCATTAAAGTTTATGCAAACCGGCTGGTAATCTGGGATTATAGGGATTATTTTGCAAGGGCTACGGTTATGACGCTGAAACCAAAACAGGTTACGAAGTGGAGTTATAAGAGCACGATGCAGGGAACCTATACCGGCGCCAGGGTGAGCTATACGAATCCAAGGACCAAGAAAACGGTGGATGTTATTGTCGGAACCGAAGAACGACTGTATAAGACTTCGCAGAAAGCAGATAGCGAGGCAGATGCACGACTGATTGGGGAAGGGGCGCTATTAAATGCAAACCGAAAAGAGGCGACAATGCAGATAACACTGCCACCAAAACTGTCGCTTATGGCAACTAATACAGTGCAGCTTTCCGAATTTGGGGAGATGGACGGAAAATATTTTATTGAAAAGGTATCTCATACGATAACCAAAAAAGAATATACAATGCAGGTAAACATGAGCCGGATTGCTGGAACAGAAGGAACTGGAAACATAGATGCATTGGAAGGAGGCGTGTAAATGGAAGATATCGTAAGAGTGGGAATCATTTCGACCGTCAATCCAGCAATGGGAACGGCACAGGTCTATTATCCAGATCGAGACAGTACTACGGAGCAAATGCATCTGTTTGCTTTTCGGTCAGAGTTTTGTTTGCCTGATATAGGAGATCAGGTTGTCGTGCTCCATTTGTCAAACGACACCAGTTCTGGAGTAATCTTGGGACGTTTTTGGGGGGAAGCGGACCCACCGCCGGCCGGTGTAAAATATCGAATGGATTTTGATGTAGCTACATATGAAGCGCTGGCAAATGACGTTTTTACAATTCATGCTTCGGAAATAAGCCTGCAAGGGGATGCTGGAAACATGTCACTATCGGAACTGATTGATCTAAAAAGGCGTGTTGAAGAATTGGAGAGGAGGGCCGGGTAATGGTTGGATTGCTTGGAAATGTCCGATTCCGGGTGTCTGATGACAAAGTGCTGACATTTAGGAATTTAAAGCGGGAGATATCAGCTACATGGAACAAAATGGAGAGAATCGGAAAGAAGCCAATGGTGGAATATGGAGGGCCAAATTTACAGACGGCCAGTCTCGAAATTGTGCTGGATGCATCACTTGGAGTAAAACCGCAGAGATTACTTGCAACTTTGGAGCGCATGGCAGAATCATCGGAAACATGTGACTTTGTACTGGGTAGGCGAATCATTGGAAAGAATAAATGGGTTATCACGAAGTGTTCACAGGCATATGACATTATCCTCCGCAATGGCGGAATATACAAGGCAACGGTTTCTCTGACGCTGCAGGAATATGTATGAGGTGGGAGATGGAGCGTTTTAAAATATCGGTTGAAAATACAGAACACAAGGAAGAACTGATGCGGACGCTCACGACCCTGTTTGGAACAAGAGCGGGAAGCCAGCCTGCGGATCGTGATTTTGGTATTTCATGGGAATGTTTGGATGATGTTCCGGAAGTTGCGGAAAGCCTGTTTTATCTGGAAGCTGTACGAAAAGTAGAGAGGTACGAACCGAGAGTACAGATACAAGACATCGTTTTTACGCATAATGAGGGAACGATGAAAGCAAATATTTATTTTACGGGAAGGGAGGAGTGATGGTGGTGGATGCTTTGAAAAAGCTGCAGGAATATCCGGATGTAAGCTTTATTAATCATATCAGCTTTTCGGAAGTACAGGAACGAATGATAAAAAATTATGAAAAACGGTATCAAGAGTTGACTGGGAAGACAGTTAGTCTTGCACAGGCAGATCCATACCGCTTAATCTTATACGCCTGTGCAGTCGAACTCTACCAAGGATTCCAATACGAAGACAGGGCAGGAAAGATGGGATTACTGAAATATAGCACCGGAAACTTTTTAGACAATCTTGCAGCCATGAAGGGAGTTGAGAGAGGTGAAGCGACTCCGGCTAAGACAAAAATACGGTTTACGTTGTCAGCGGTAATCAGTAAGGACGCGGTGATTCCGGCCGGTACACGTGTAAAGGGATTGGATTTGTATTTCGAGACGGTCAGCAGTGGAATAATACCAAAAGGAGAATTAACTGTTGACATTTTGGCAGAATGTCAAACTGTGGGAACAGTTGGAAACGGGCTCGGCCCAGGAGATATTAACACGCTTGTAGACCCGCTGCCATATACACTAAAAATTGAGAATATTAACGCATCCTCTGGAGGAGCGGACCGAGAAATTGACAGCAAACTGGCAGAGCGGGTCCACCTTGCGCCTTCCAGCTTTTCAACAGCAGGCCCGGCGGCCTCCTATGAATACTGGATAAAAACTTATGACACAGCTATTGATGAATGCTATGTGATATCAGAGGCTCCAGGAGAGGTTGATATTTATGTTATGGTTGACGGTGATATGCCGACAGATGATTTTGTGGATGGACTGCAACATCATCTGGAAAATAAAAACATACGCCCGCTGACAGATAAAGTCGTAGTTAAAAAGCCGGAGCCTGTGGATTACGAAATTGCGTTTACGTACTACATAAGTCGAGCAAATCAGGACGTGGAAGAAACTACAAAGGAAGCGGTTAAAGCAGCATGCAGTACCTATATTAATTGGCAGAAGGGAATCGGAAGAGACATTACGCCATCCAAACTGGTATATGAAATCATGCGCGCCGGTGCGCAGTCGGTTGAAATCTCGAAACCATCCTATCAGGAACTGGGAAAGAGTCAGATTGCAATAGCGGGAGAGCCAGTGATTACTTACGGGGGACTACGGGATGGTTGATTACAAAGATGGAGAAATTAAGGACATTGTGCCATATAATCTCCTATCTCCAGAGGTTCAGGCAGTCAGTTTTGCAATTGCAGAGGAAAAAAAACGGTTATTAAAATATGCAGCAGCAACGACCCTCTATGCAATGATTGAC